GACACCGGGCCGCAGGGTGACAAGGGCGAACAGGGCGTGAAGGGCGACACCGGCGCAGGCTTTGCCGTGCTTGGTTATTTTGACACGGCCGACGCATTGGCGGGCATCCTATCCCCGGCTCCCGGTGCTGCTTATGGCATTGGCTCCGCCGCGCCATACGATATTTACATTTGGGACGGTGTAAATTCCGTATGGGTGAATAACGGGCAGCTTCAAGGCGCAAAGGGTGACACCGGCGAAACCGGCCCACAAGGCCAACAGGGTGAGCCGGGGCCGCAGGGTGTGCCGGGTTATTCCCCGGTATGCGGAACGGATTATTTCACAGCAAGTGACAGGGCGGCAATTGTGGCCGACGTATTGGCCGCTTTGCCGGACGGGGACGGGGTGAGTTATTGATGATTGTAACGACCGATAATGCTAATTATGCGGCCATAGCGGACGCGATCCGGGCCAAGAATGGCACAGATCAAACGTATACACCGGCGGCAATGGCGGCAGCAATCGCAGCCATCGAAACGGGCGGCGGAACGGCGTTCAAAACCACAACGGGCGAATGCGAAATGAACGCGGGAACATATGTTGAGGTACGGGGCCTTTCGCTGCGTCCGATTGCGGTTATTTTGTGGAGTGATGCATCATTTTGCACGGCTGCCTTGTCGGACGGGAGCGGCAACTGCCTATATGCAGCCAACGAACAGGGCGCAATTGAAGCTATTTTTTACAATGACGGGTTCCGCGTGGGACATAGTGCCATGTACGGAACTGAGTTTACGTATTACGTATTAGGCGTATAAAAAGGGGTGCGTACATGCTTAATAAAACGGTAACGGTTCGGTGCAGAATTGCCACCGGCGACGGTACGGCATTTGTGTGCGGAAACGATATTTATACAATCACGTTTGATCTTGATGACGAATGGAGCGCGGAAGGATACCGGACGGCCCGGTTTAAAATGGACAACGGCGAATATATTGACGTTCCTTTTTCCGGCACGGTGTGCAACGCGCCGATTTTTAAAGATGTAAAAAGTGTAGTGATTGGCCTGTATGAAGGCGACCTTCACACCACCACCGGCGCGGCATTTCCTTGCATCCCCTCTATCCTTTGCGGAACCGGCACCCATGCGGAGCCCGAAAAGGATGTATACAACGCCATTATGGATATGCTGAACAAATTGCAGGGGGCCGACCCGGAACAAATCGCGGAAGCTGTCAAGCAGTATCTTGAGGAAAACCCGGTTGTTTCGGAAGAATCCGACCCGACAGTTTCCGCTTGGGCGAAGCAGCCCGAAAAGCCGAAATACACAGCCGCAGAAGTTGGCGCATTGCCCGACGATACGCCTATACCTGCCCCATACGTCCTGCCTGTTGCATCCGCCGCCACGCTTGGCGGTGTAAAGCCTGTAGCGGCAACCGATGACATGACGCAGCCTGTTGGTGTGGATGCGGCAGGAGCACTGTTTACTGCGCCGGGTGCGAGTGGCGGGGCGAGTGCGGAAACTGGAATGAAACTCCTGCTCGACTATACGAGAGAAGACGAGGCAGTAGCAGGCGAAGGCGAGATTCAATGCACGGAAGATGTTAACGGGAATACATTTGAAGTAAGAGAAATTATGGTTGTGATATCGGGTACCGTATCGGCTAACTTTCCGAATGCAGTACAGTACGTCTCCATATATAGCAGAAACGACTGCACAAAGACGGACGGAGGAAAAATGCTTTCGTATACTGCATCGAGATCTCTGTATGGGGCTGCCGGGACAAATTACACTTCAACCATCAACCTGTCTGTATTTGGTAATGTGTGGAGGGCGTTTGTGATTGGCGGTCAAGCGGATACGACCATTGCGCAACAAGCGCAGGAAACCAATGACGTACCTGACTTGATTAGGTCAATATCGCTGGCCTGCTTCGGAAATTCCGCATGGGGCAACTTACCGCTTACGAAAGGGGGAAATGTGAAGGTTTATGGAAGGTTATAAAATTTTAAACGGTATTAGGGTTAAAATGACGGATGCCGAAATTGAAGAACTGAAAGGCCGTCCTGCGCCCACCGAACCCACGCCAACCCTTGAAGAACGCCTTGCCGCTTTGGAAAACGGGTTTTCGGAAAGCCGCAAGGAAACGCATGGATTAAACGAAAGACTAAAAAAGCTGTCCAAAATGATGGGCATAAAAGACAACTGACAAAAGGGGGCGCGGCATGGCCGAATACGACATTTGGAAAATATACGACGATATGGAAGCGCACCTTCTTTCCTCCATGTCGCGCAACCTTATGCGGCACACGAAAGAAGAAAAGGAATACGGCTTTGAGTGGGAGCAATGGCAGGCGGCCAAGCTGCGCGAAATGCGCAAATTCCGCAAGCATAACCAATCAATCATAGGCAAACACACAAAGAACCTACCGGCAGACATAAAGCAGCACTTACAAAACGAATACAAACAGGGCCTTGTTGGCATCTTGGGAAAACATAAAGAGCTTTTCGGAAATCATGGTTTGACAAAAGACCTTTCCGAAGGCTTTTTTTCTATGGATGATGAAAAGATACAGGCCCTTATTGACGCGGTTAACAATGACCTAAAGGAAGCAAACCACGCCGCCCTGCGAATGATAAACGATGCATACCGGCAGACGATCCACAGGGCGGCCATGTTTGCCGCAAATGGCGTTATGACCGAAAAACAGGCCGTACAGCTTGCCATTAACGACTTCGCCAAACAGGGCCTAACGTGCATCAAATACAAGAACGGAGCCCGGCACAACATCAAGGAATATGCCGAAATGGCAGTAAGGACGGCGGAAGCGCGAGCAATGCTCATGGGTGAAGGAAAGGCCCGGCAGGAGTTGGGCGAAACGCTTGTGCGAATCTCCAAGCACGGCACGGCCTGCCCGCTGTGCGTTCCATTCGAAAATAAGGTGCTGATTGACGACGTGTATTCCGGCGGCACATGGGAAAACAGCAAGGACGATTACGAGCGCGTCCCGGCAAGCAGCCGGGCGGGTGTGCGCCTTATGTCCGAAGCCATGAAAGCCGGGTTATACCATCCCCGATGCCGCCACGGCTTGGGCACTTATTACGTTGATTTGTGGGGCGAGAAAAAGCCGGAACCGGCAACGCCGCCGAAGGAGCCCGAAAAGACAGCGGAAGAAATAGCCGCCGAGCAGGCCGCCGCGAAAGCAGCAGCCGAAGCCGAAAAGCAGAAAAAGAAAATGCAAGCCTTCCACGATTTGTACAATCTCAATATGCGCGATTCGCTCACGCCGGATGATATGGCAAAGATAACCGCGCTTGAAGATGATTTAATGATGGATGGCAACTATGAAGAATTTGAGCAATGGCAGGCGGCCAACAAAGCAAGAATGGATGTTGCCTATGATGATTTTTATACCAAGTGGGAAAAGGCCGACTATGCGAGCCTTACGGCCGCAGAACAGGCCGAATATGACAAGGCATATAACGCCCTTGTTGATCCCGAATGGAGCGCGACACCGCAGAAGCAACACGCCAAATACAGGGCATGGGCCGACAACCGGGCGAAACTGGAAGCCGAAGCAAAGGCCGCCAAGATTAAGGCCGACACCGAAAAACTTTATAATGCCCTTTATTCCGGCCAAACCGGCCCGGATATCGACGCATTGAAACAGGACATTCTTAACGACGTTGAATATCTTGATGCATATAACGCCATGACAGAACCGTTATATGATGCCGCAAAGGCCGATTTCAACGCGAAGAAAGATATTTTGAAGCAGGCAAAACAGGCATTGACCGATGCGGAAACAGCCGAAAAGGCAGCCAAGAAAGCCGCAAAGGATGCAAAGGACGCGGCAAAGGATGCCGCCGACGACGTGGCGAATGGATGGTTGCCAAACTTCGACAAGGCGTATTATGCGAAATATGGCAAGTATCCCATCCATACCGATGCGCAGTATAACGCAGCCCGGCAGGCATGGCGGCAGGCGAAATATTATGGTGGTGATCCCGACGCGGCCATTATCAAACTTTCTGATAGTGATTTGACCAATACCGAGTTGAAGAAACTTGCGCTTGAAAAGGAAGCCGCAGACAAGGCCGCCGAACTTGCAAGGAAGAAAGTCGAAAAGAAAGCAGCCAAACAGGCAGCAGAACAGGCGCAAAAAGACGCGGACGCGGCAAAGGATGAACTTGAAAGAACCAAACAAACAATGCTATCATTAATTGACGATCCATATACACAGGATCGCAAAGACGCGGCGTTATGGTTCGACAGTAACAACGGCGGATTTGCGGCAGCGGATAACTATTTTGACCCGAAAGCGAAGGCAATACACAAAGCGGCCACAGCGAAGGAGCAAAACGGCTTCTATACATATACCTCCGGTTCCGGCGGGCATAACAGACCGCTTGCCGGTTTCCGTAAACCGTGGAGCCAATCCGGCACCGGATGGGAAGAAAGGTTTTATGTTGGGCCAAAGCAAGTATGGATAGATTTCGAAGGCAAGGGCGAACAAATCAGGGGCCTTACTACGCTTATTGAAAAATCTACATATGATGATGATTTATGGCTCCAATCCGGGCAAGGGTTTGCAACAATCGAAGGTTTCTTGAATATTCCTTATGGAACGCTGCAATACATGACGGACGCCGACATGCAAAAGTTTATCGGCTATCAAGACAGAATGTACAGTTTCATTTCTACGGCCGTAAACGAGGGCGGCGGCTCCATGTTTAATGCAAAGCCGCTAAAGATTAACTTCTATGCGCCGAAAGATTCACAAATGCTCTACGCTTCCGACGTTGGCGCGTTTGGCAAGGGTGAAAATGAAATGATCTTGCAGCGCGGCGGCAGTTATAAAATAACAAAAATGTACTGGGGCAAAGACGCGACCGACGGAAACCGGCGAAAAATCTTTGTGGATATGGAAATTCACCCGGAAGAAGGTTATGATTTGTTCCAGCAAGACCCGGCCGAATGGACAGGATCGCTTAAAAACTACAAAAACAGTTAGAAGGTAACAGGCAATGACGTTTGAAAAATGGCTTGATATGCTCATTGATGAAGAAGTTTCAAAGAATCCCGAACTTAAAAAGGTTTTTGACGAGCACCCGGAACGCCGCGAACTGTATAAAGCTAAGTTGATCGAATCCGACGCAGAAAACGACGGCCTTAAATTTCGCTATCGTCAAGACGCGGAAAAATAAACGTCGCCTTCCAAGCGACAAAACAAAGCATCCGTTTTTCGGGTGCTTTTTTATTTGCAAAGGATTTGGGCCCGCCGTAATAGTGGGCCTTTTTCATGCCGTGAAACAGTTGGGCGGGAGCTTTCTTTCCTTTCGTACCGCTGCCGGGTGCAACTCCCGGCGCACGGCCCCAATGGCTGACCGTGGCCGAATACACGGAAATAAAGGCATGACCTTTTGCCGACAAAAAAGGAGATTAACAAAATGGCAGAAACCAACCCTACCAACCCGCAGCAGCCCACGGAACCGGCACCCAATCCGGCACCGGCCGAGGAAAAGAAGTACACCGACACCGATGTAAACAACATTTCCAAGAAGAACAGCGACAAGGCAATTGCAAAGTTGCTTGCTGATCTTGGCATTGATGCGACCGACGAAGGCCGCGCCGTCGCTAAGAAGATTCTTGCGGAACACAAAGCCAAGAACACGCCGCCCGAACCGCCCAAAGAAGACAACGCGAAGTATACGGCAGCCGTGCAGAAAGCAACACTTGCACAGGGCACTATTGCGCTTATTGGAAAAGGTGTACCGGCTGACAAGGCGGGCCGGTTTGCAAAGCTGCTTGACCTGTCCGGCGTAGCTGACGAAAACGGCGACATTGACGCGGGCAAGATGACGGCGGCCGTTGAT